CGTTACGACACGTCAGCCGTTACAACGTGTACGCCCACCGAGATCTTCAGGAGTTTGATGAAATTTATGGGACAAGAAAGTTCCCTCTAGTTGCCGATTTTGTTAATACACAGGTTTCACCTGTTGATGTTGATGATTTCCTACGACTACCGGCTCCAACTTTCGATCCTTTTTCAGTTCCTGAGTTCGAACTTGCTTACGACGTTGTGTCGAAGAAGTACGCACTACCTGGAAAAGTGGTTCCTCTTAATTTCGATGCCGAAGGACAGGAAGTAATTGTGGCAAATATCGATAAAAGCTCTTCTAGTGGATACCCTCATTTTAAAAGACAAGGAGAAATTTTGGACGAAGCTCTTCACCGCGCTCACGAGTGGGGACATTTCGCAAAATACCGAGGAACGAAACTCTGGTCTCCTCCTTGCTACCTTGGTTTCAAACCGGGTAAGGAAAACCTGAAGACGGGAGAAAGAAAATTCCGTGAGATTTTCGAGTACCCAGATGCTGTCAAGCTCACCGAAATGCGATGGACGATTCCTTTATATCGTGCATTCCATTCGATGCCCCTTGATAGTCGCCCTTTACTCTCAGGTTCCGATCCCCGTGACTTGGTCCAAAACCAAGGTTTACGATTGCGAAGTGGTCACAACCGTTGTGTTGTGTATAAAACCGACTTCTCGGGATTCAACCGCTGTGCCTCACCCGCCTTAATACGGATGGCCTTTTCAATTTTGGAAAACCAAATTGAATTTGGTGGTTATCCGGTTTCAGCTTATCATGCGAGGCGAAATCTTAAACAATGGGATGCTCTTGTGGAGTATTTTATAAATACTCCCTGTGTTATTCATGACGGACGTTGGTTTGTCAAGAATGGCATGGTTCCATCTGGTTCTGGTTTCACTTTGTTGATTAATAGCATCATCACTGATCTGGTCATGACAGCAGCTCTCTTCGCCCTTCTGGGAGAAGAAGTTGTTAACGGACGAGCAACTGGTGACGACTATTCGTTCTCGATTCCGGAAACTAACGCTTTTGCGGTGACACTTTTATCGCAACAAGTAGCTG